GGAGGAGGAATATTATCTCCTGCTCTTCTAGATCTAGCAGCGGCAAGTGATCGTGAACTCATAATAATAATATTATACACATTGTTTTTAAATTACTTACGCATTTCAACCTTTTCCACATTTAAGAAAGGTGGAGCCAAAATACTATATAATTTTTACTAAATATTATTATTCACTTAAAAATGCTTAATCCAAAAAGAAATATTTGGCTCTTCGCTTCGCATAACCTTTGTAAAGGTGGAAAATTATGCAACCATCTCAACCTTAATTTGTGGATGATGTTGATAATTATGAAGTTCAAAATCTTCTATTTGATAATCATTAATATTCTCTCTAACTTGTTTTATAGATACTGTTGGAAAAGGGTATGGCTCTCTTTGAACCTGTAATTTACAAGCATCTATGGCATTTTCGTAAATGTGACAATTCCCAATAAAATAAACAAATTCATATGCTTCTAACCCACAATGTTTTGCTAGTAAATGTGTAAGGAAACTATATGATGCTATATTTATGGGCTGACCTAAAAATTCGTCTGCACTACGCTGATAAAGAGCGCACGATAATTTGTTACCATCATGAACATTAAATTGGCATAAAATATGACACGGGGGTAAAGCCATTTGATGTAATTGCTTAGGATTCCAAGCGGTCATAATCAACCTGCGACTAGTTCTTGTTTCCGGATTTTTAAGTAGGTCAATAATTTGCTGTAACTGATCAACACCGTTAAATGGATGGTCGTCGGTAAGTGGCTTACCTGTAAAACAGTTATAACTGGCTCCAAAGTGTCGCCATTGATATCCGTAATCCGGACCAATCATACCTTCAGGGTATAAATGTAACCCTCTAGAATCCAAAAACTCGCGAGATGTGTTAGCGTCCCAAATATGAACACTTTGTTTTTGTAAAAGTTTCGCATCTGTTTCGCCGCGAATAAACCACAAAAGTTCTTTTAAACAAGTCTTCCAAGCCGTTTTTTTAGTAGTTAAAATAGGAATGTTCCCATCCTTTAGAGAGAAACGCATTGAAGCACCAAAAAGAGTCTGTGTTTTCCCATTTCTTCCTTCTTCCCAATGACCGTTTTCAATAATATTTTGAATAAGATTTAAGTACTGATACTCTTCATGTTGTTTTTTTATATAACAATTATGTTTCAATTTGTTTTCTTGTTCCACAACATTTGAATTTGCATTAAAAAAATCTTCAGCTAAATGTTCCATTATATTTTAATTATTTAGAACACTTTAAATACTTTAAATACTTTAAATAAACACAATAAATTTAAACACAATTAATCAATTTTTAATTTCTAATTATACCCTATAGGTATGGATAGTTCAGATGATTCAAAAAAAAACTTTTTTAAGCATGTGTTTAATTTTGACGATGATTCAAAATCAGAAATTTTAAATATTATCCAATATGCTTTAGTCGCAATTATTCCCATTGTAGTTTTAAATAAAACTGTAGGAAAATATGTTCCTGAAGCCGATAATAAAAAGGGAAGTTTAGAAGTAGTTGCCGAAATATTAATTCAGGTGATTGTTACTTTTATGGGTTTATTAATTATTCATAGAATAATCACATTTATTCCAACATACAGTGGATCCAAATACCCAGAATTTCATATAGTTTTTATTGTTTTAGCAATATTGATGATAACAATGAGTTTGCAAACAAAACTTGGAGAGAAAGTCAATATTTTAGTAGAAAGAATTATGGAATTGTGGAATGGTAAACCTGCGAACAAGAAAAATGGTAAAAACGGAAATGTAAAAGTTTCTCAGCCAATTTCAGGACAACAAATATTAAACGCAGCTATGCCTCCATCAATGTATAGTGATGGAACCGCAATTAGTTCTCTTCCAACAAATGATATGAGTTATGGAGGTGAGAATACTATGCAAGCACAACAATTGCCTAACTACAATGCTATGCATAGACAAGATACGACGCCATTGGTTAATGCTGCTACGCCTGGAGGTCAAGAACCTTTTAGCAACGGCCCTGCAGCGGCAAATGAATTTTTAGGAGGTAGTGGCTCATTTGGTAGCGCATGGTAAAAGTTTTTTCATACGTATAATATGTAACAATTTGAAATATATAATTATTTTTAGAAAATTAATTATATAATATATACATACATATGTCATGGAATAAACTAGAAACACCTACTATATCTAATTCAAATATTGGTGATAGCCTTGGGTACTCAGTATCGTTAAGTAGTGATGGAACTACTTTAGCAATAGGTGCACCTGTTGCATCAAGTTATAGAGGACAAGTAAGTATTTCTAAACGCAATGTGGATGATAATATATGGTCGCCTCCCGTCATTATTGCGACTGGTTCAAATAACAATGATCAATTAGGTATCTCAGTATCTTTAAGTAGTGATGGAAATACTTTAGCAATAGGTGCAATCGGTGTATCAACTTTTAAAGGACAAGTAAGTATTTCTAAACGCAATGTGGATGGTAATACATGGTCGCTTCCCGTCATTATTGCAACTGGTTTAACCGATTATTCTAGATTTGGCAACTCAGTATCTTTAAGTAGTGATGGAACTACTTTAGCAATAGGTGCAATCGGTGTATCAACTTTTAAAGGACAAGTAAGTATTTCTAAACGCAATGTGGATGGTAATACATGGTCGCTTCCCGTCATTATTGCAACTGGTTTAACCGATTATTCTAGATTTGGCAACTCAGTATCGTTAAGTAGTGATGGAACTACTTTAGCAATAGGTCAATGTAATATTTATGGTGTTATGGGAAGCGTAAGTGTTTGTAAATACAATGCGGGTGATAATACATGGTCGTCTCCCGTCAATATTGCAAGTGGTTCAAATGGTTTTGGCTTCGCAGTATCGTTAAGTAGTGATGGAACTACTTTAGCAATAGGTAGACCTTATACACTAGAAGGACAAGTAAGTATTTCTAAACGCAATGTGGATAATAATACATGGTCCACTCCCGTCATTATTGCAAATGACTCAATTGAAGATCGCTTTGGCTTCGCAGTATCGTTAAGTAGTGATGGAACTACTTTAGCAGTAGGTGCATATAATGAATTTGTAAATATGGGAAAAGTTGCAATTTATAAATATATTCCTGCGTCAACTATTGAAAGCATTTCACCAGTTTTAGGACCATTAAGAGGAAGAAGTGTTACAATATCAGGAACTAATCTTTCAGGAGCTACTTCAGTTACTTTTGGAGGAGTAGCCGCTACAATTCTTAGTACTTCTTTAAATAGTATCACATGCATTACTCCTTCTGGTCCAGCAGGTCCTGTTAATGTAACTGTAACTAGTCCTGGAGGAACTGTTACAAAACCAAATGCATTTACGTATGTTTCTCCACCAACTATTACTTCTGTTTCACCAGATAAATCTAATATATTGGAACCTACAGTTTTAACAATAAATGGAACTAATTTTATTCAAGGAAATACTAGAGTTAGTATTGGAAGAATGTACGCTACAAATATTGTTGTGAATAATTCTGGAAAAATTACATGTACAACTCCTATTCAACAACGTTCGGGTTACGTTCGTATAGATGTAACGACTCCTGGCGGTTCTTATACATCATCTGATACATATTATTTATATGGAACGGACACTTTAGGAACAATTAGTGCAAAAATGACATTTGGTAATGTGAATTATAATTCAGCCGTTGGTTCTGCTATTACAAATAATTTATATTTTATATATTATTTAGCAACCCTTTTAAATGTTAACTCTTCACAGATTACAATTACTTCAGTAACACAAGGAAGTATTATTGTAAATTATACAATTGCAGGTGTAACCCAACAAGAACAAACTATATTAAATAATATGAATCTATCAGATATAGATACAAGTAGTATTATAAACTATATTTCTCAAATAACTGGTGTTAGTCCATCTAATATAACTATTAATAGTACGGTTGAAGGTTTTACTCCTAATACTATTATATCCAACATTTGTTTTCCTGCAGGTACCCCTATCAAATGTAATCAAGGTAACATTCCCATTGAAAAATTGAATCCAGAAATTCATACCATTAACGGAAAGAAAATTGTGGGAATTACAAAAACTGTAACACAAGATAGTTATTTGGTATGTTTTGAAAAAGATGCATTGCAAAAAAATATTCCAAATAAAAACACTATTATTAGCCAAAACCATAAAATATTTTATAAAGGTAAATTTGTAAAAGCAAATGATTTCATTAGTAATTTTAAAAATGTAAAAAGTGTGAAATATAGTGGTGAAGTTTTGTATAACGTATTAATGGAACAACCAGATGTAATGATAGTAAATAATTTGATTTGTGAAACGTTGCATCCTGAAAATATTGTAGCAAAGTTATACAAGGCTATAAAAAACTTAAGTATAGAAGAACAATATAAATTTCTATCAAGGTTTAATAAATATGTAATAAAAAATAGTGTTTATAATAAACAATATAAATCAATGCAAATAAACATGTTAAATTAAAATAAAAATATATAATATATAATATATAATAAAAATAAATAATATATATTTAAAGTTTTTATAATAGGTTGGCTTCATTCGTTCTAGTTGGAAAAAATTAGTATTATTTTTATTTAAGATTATAATGAAAATAATAATTAGCTTCTTTATCTTTTGTTTAGTATTATTCATTTATTTACATGTTCAGTTTCATCTAAAAACTAGCGAAGATCTAGAAATGTATGAAGTTGAAGACCCGTCTAAGGATAAACTAGAAGAAATATGCGACCTTAGACAGCCCGTATTATTTGATTTTGATTCTCAAAAAATAGAAGAGTCATCCAATAAAACATTTATCAATAATAATTATCAGGCTTTTGAAATAAAAATAAGAAATATTAAAGAGCAAGATCTTAATTCAGAAGTTTATATGCCGCTACCCATCCATGCTGCAGCCAAATTGTTTGACGAAGATAAAAATTCAGTCTATTTTTCAGAAAATAACAGGGACTTTCTTGAAGAAACTGGCGTAATTAAGAATTTAAAATACAATGATGAATTTTTGCGACCCTATATGGTGTCTAATTGTAATTATGATATTATGATGGGTAGCAATGGAACTTGCACTCCATTTAGATATGAAATTAATTACAGAAATTTCTTTCTTTTAACCGAAGGAAGTGCTCAAATTAAATTGGCTCCGCCATATAGTGTCAAATATTTGTATCCTATTTATGATTATGAAAATTTTGAATTTAGATCTCCTGTTAATCCTTGGGTACCCCAAGCTAAATATATTGCGGATTTTGATAAAATTAAATGTTTAGAATTTACTTTATTGCCTGGTAAAACCTTATTTATACCCGCTTACTGGTGGTATAGTATTAAGTTTAATGCTAAAACAAGTATTTCTTGCTTTCATTATAGGACGTATATGAATAATTTAGCTATTACGTCATATATTGGTATGCATGCTTTACAAATCCAAAATGTAAAACGAAATGTAGTAAAAAAAGCAAGTATTAATGAATTAAATGCTGAAATACATACATTAGAAAAAGTAACCGATGAAAAAGAGTTAAATACTAATGGTTCAATTGTAGAAAATGTTAATAATAATGTTAATAATAATGTTAATAATACTGTTAACCAAGGAACTGATATTAATAATTTACCTGAACCTGCTGCAATTGATAATGATAATTTTGGTTCCCAGTTAGATTAATTATCTTTGCTTAATATATAATGAGAAGCACTAAGACTAGACGAGTAAAAACAAGAACTATGCGAGTAAAAAGTAGAAGAATGAGAAAAACAAGAACAAGACGTTGTAGACGCGTTTATAAAATGCGCGGCGGATGAGGCGGAGCTATAAGTAGTCCTTCAGTTAGTCCTATTGTAATGAAAGGAGGATGAGGAGGAATGCCTACTACTACAAATCCTGTTTAGATTTATAAAAATTTATATAAGATTTTGTATTCATGGATGACGATTTAGCTTACTTAATGTAGGCTACTATCTGATATTGAATTACTATTTTTTTATCTACAATAATGTAAATAAAAAAATTTATAATATTTTATAAATTTTTCATATATTTTATAAATTTTTATTTCCTTCTAAGCAATAGCGTTGGTTTTTAAGCAATAACTTCGGCTATTTCGTCATGTACTTCTTGGCTTCTTAAACGGATTGTCATTACTTCACTTCTACAAAGAGCACAACATAAATTTGTTCTTGTTTCATTAGTTCTGGTTTCTATGGTTCTTTTCATACAGTCTTTACAGAATTCATGATTGCACTCTAATTTTGCAAATTGTCTTTTCTCTTTATTATCCCAGCATATGCTACATTTACAATTTTCATCTAAATTTTCTTCTTCATTTGTTTCAACAGTTAGTGTTAAAGCAGGTTGTTGTATTTCTTCTCTAAGTATCAATGCATTTAAATATGCAAGATACGCAATATAGCTTCTTACTACGTCTATTTCTGCTATCTGTTGTTCTAGCATTTGTTCTCTTACAGTGTTTATACTTCTAATTGCCGTGAGATAATTTGAAAATTCGGTTTCGTAATGGTTTAATAGTTCAACATTTTGGTCATATGTTAGGGGGAGTTCTTGGGTTGCAGTTTGTTGTTGGGTTATTGTAGTTTGTTGTTGGGTTATTGTAGTTTGCATATATATGGGTTGTTGTTGCTGTGGTGTATTCTTATAAGTTCTAAAAATATATTCCGTGATAAAATGTATGTATTGTTCCAAGTTGCATCTAGTACTAATACGATATTTTCTAATAACAAATGCTTTCAATAAAAGCTGGTCGTTAATATAATTATGCATTAACCAATTTTTAAAATCGTCTGTATTCTCAAAATTTCTAACAGCATCAGCGCAAATTACTTCAAATTCTAATAATCTATCGCTATTACATGTTGTAATATTATGTCCACGTTGTCTACAAAGCGAACAACATTGCACTCTTTGTCTAAGCGATTGGTTGGGTATCTGCATTTGAATTGCGTTTCTATTTTCTGCGGAAAAACTCATATTTTAAATTACTTATTATAAAGTGCTATATGTCGGTTGTTTGTCTTGTCATTTATTTTAATGGATTTAAATATTTCAATTTTATTTTTAAATTTTTTATATGTTTTATAATAATTTATTTATAATGAAGTTAAAGATATAAATATAACTACATATATCTAGGGATTAAATGGCAAATTACAAACTCTATGTAAACGATAGAAATTATAGTTCTTGGGATGTATTTGATACCATTAATTTTAATAAAACTCAATTAAATATTAATCCAATAGACTTTAAACTTTTTTCTAATGACGTATTCAGTTATGACGAAAATAACAAAATGACTTTACTACATTCTTCAATAAGGGCAGGGCCTGCAATACCTGGTGTTCTTGTATTGACCGGAAATAAAACATATGGGAGGCAACATAAACCGAATGAAGGAATTAAAAAGCGTTCTGAAACGACAGGAGGCAAACTATTATATAAATGTATTCCTGATGATATGCGTTTACCCGCATTTTTAGTTCCAT